AACAACGTTAATTTGCACATCGGCGTAGTGCACGGCACCCGCCAGTTTGCACGCAACCTGAATGAGTGGCGCTTTGCGCGCCTCGCGATCGGCCTGGGCCTGTTCTGCCAGCGGCTGGGCGTACACGTAATAGCCTTTGGTCAGCGTCTCCCCGGACGCCAGCTGGCCGACCGGGCCGCCGCTCCAGATGCCCGGTGCAACCAAACCGTTGGTCACCGCCTGATCCATCGACTGTTCGACATTGGCGAGCAGGCGCGTTACGCCCGCATCGGTCTGGGGTACTTTGCTGGTGCTGGTGTAGAGCATGTTGAACAGGTTGGTCTGGACATAGTTCTGCATCCAGTCCAGCCCGTGGCGTTCATCAAAGAAGTCGCCGTTGGCCATCACGCCCTGCTGCAGAATGGCCGTGTCGTTCTGGTAGTAGACGAAGACGTTGCAGTTTTTGGCGTCCAGCGCCGCCGCCTGGTTCACGGTCAGCGCCTCATAGGTAACGCCCGGCTCCTGCTTGAACTTCAGGGTGATGGTGGTGTTGCTGCCGTTGAAGTTAACGGTAAACGCCCGGCTAAAGGCCGAGAGCGCCGCATAGTTGCTGCTGGCAGAGAACTGTACAAAGGTACGGGCATACTTCGCCGCTTTCAGCCGTGAAGCGAGATCGGCAGTCGACGCAGCATCGAGGGTTTGCGGGTCGCTAACGGTGATCGCCAGAATACGGCTCAGACTGGCGGACTCAATCGCTGATGCGACAGCCAGCCACTCGGCGTCGTCGATAGCCTCACTGTCCGCCACACCCAGGCCGTACCAGTTGGTATACTGCAGCACGGCGTTAACGGCCTCGGTGAGCGTCTCCGTTTCGCCGCTCTCGGTGGTGGCAAGGGTTTTCGCCCAGCGGCCGACGTAGACCTCCTGGGGGGTCGGCGACTGCGAGAAGTAGACGGTCGCCGCCTGATATTCCGGGCTGTCCAGGCCAAAATCTTTGCCGATATCCTCAGCCGAGGCGTAGAGGCGGATACGCTCGCTGACCGGGATGATCGTCGAGGAGCCGAGGATCAGCAGCGCACCAAAGTTGCGGCCAGCGGCCGCGCGCGGCGACATGATCACGTCGACGTTAACAACGTTAGATACAGGTAATCCCTGTGGCATAATTTACTCTCCGAAGTAGTGTGTAGATGCAGATTTAAGTGTCCGGATGTTGTAGGTCCGGGTGTTTTTGCGGGAGAGCGTTACGCTAAGGTCGTAACGCCGCACCCGCTGGTTATCGATAAGCGCAGGCAGGCTCTTAATGGCGCCGGCATCAACCAGCGACAGCCCGGACAGGTTCAGTTCGGCGTTGTTCTGCTCGATAAACATTCCGGCGCGAAAGTTTGCGCAGGTGGTGGCGCTAAGCGGGCCATAGAAGCTGCCGCTCACCACGATCTCTTCCCATGTCCACTGCTCAGACTGCTCGTCTGAAACCTGGACATCAGACTGGCTTAAGGGCCGCGGTACGGCAGCGATGCTGAATTCACACCAGGTCGTGCCGTCGGGTTGGGCGGGTGGCTGCGGCGCATTCCAGAGCGGCAGAACCTGCCCGGCTGGCAGACCGGCAACGCCGCTTATCCACCGGCCAATCTCTTGCTCTAAGGCTTCGTCATACGCAGGGCCGTCTCCCACCGGTGTCAGGTAGCCACGCGTGGTGCTGTCATTACTCAAAGTAAATTCCTCACTTCTGGCTGGTTTGCCGTTGAATTTCGATATCTCTGATATCGGCTTTATCCCGGTTGCACTGGCCTAACGCGGCAAGCAGAGAGAGGTTCAGATCGAGGCTCTGGCCCCAGCGCAATCTACCGGGTGGGATGATGGGCTGAGGCGTTTCAGCGGTCAGGCTTGCCGGGAGCGGCGGTGCGGGTACCCAGGCGGGTTGCGTAGTGCCGCAGCCGACTATCTGCATCAGCAGGAATAGCGCGCTGAGCACACTCATCGTTCGCCATAGCCGAGTGGACATCACGCGCCGCGTTTTGGACGTCCAGGGTAATCTGGTTTTTCGCATGCTGATTGGCCTCGGTGACGGTGTTGATAAGCGCTACGGTACGCTGGAGATGGGTGACTACCGCAGCGGCGCTGCTTGCAAGGCGTTCGGCGTTATCGGCCCGATTTTTCTCCCTGGCATACTGGCCGCTGTAATAAACAACGGCGAAGAGTGCCGCAGCCAGCAGCGCTAACGCTGCGCCAGAGAACAGGACGACAAAGCGGCTCATGGCACCCCCTCCAGACAGAGCGCCTGCTCATTGCTGCGACGCGTTTTCAGCCCCGCCAGCGGCACGCCGTCGGCATAGATCCAGCGCGTAAACTGCGCGCAGGCCTCGGACACGCTCTCCTGACGCAGCAGCCTGAACAGCGTGGAACGCTGCATTGCGCCGCAGCCAACGTTAAAGGTGAGAGAGGTAACGGCGGAGAAGGTGTTATCGCTCAGGCGCTTTCCAGCGGCCCAGGCATTGACGCACCGCTCTGCCGCCAGGATGTTTTTCTCCCAGTCAGCGGCAATCTGCGCATCTGCTTTCTGCACACCAGCGCTGACGTTATGGGTGTTGCCGATGCCGTCAGTGAGTACGCCTGCCGGACAGAGATAGGGATCCCGGCGGCAGGACTCGGCGTTACCGATCAGCCTCAATCCACGCTCATTGGTTCGGACATGCCCGGCGTTGAGCACCATCGTGATAATCATCCCGACAGAGCAAACAATACCGGCCGCACCGCCTGCTTTTTTAATCAGCTGGGTCATGGCCTATCCTCCTCATTGCTTCGGTAATCACTTCGGCCGTTGCCGGTCGCTCATGGGCTGGTCTGGTTGCCATCTCGCTGAGATAGGCTGCCAACAGCCGGGTACGTTTCTGTTCCTCTGCCAGTCGATTACGCTCGTCGCGCCGCTTCGCGTAATACGTTTTAATCGTGAACCAGGCCGAGATCGCTGCCCCGACGATAAAAACGTAATCCTGCAAAGAGAGAAGCGAAAAAACACCGAGCATCGACGACCACCAATAAGGCAGGTGGTGACCATCTGTAGGGTTCATACGCTGTATTTCCACGCCCGCATAAAAGAGGGCGTTATAGGGGTAAGAGAGGGGTCAGGCCCGCGGGCTCTGTTGATAACGGGATCGTCTGATAGTGATCCCCGGGGCCTGAAATAAAAAAACCCGCACGATGGCGGGTTATTTTAGGCGGAGACCAGAGAGGCATCTGCCTTAATTATGCTGTCGCTGTTTGTCGCAGCGGGTAAAACTTCACAAGCTTATCTGAATTCAACCAACACCCGCGCAACTTTGCAAACGAAATCTTTGCGGATTTTTATCAAATTGAATGCACATAGGGGAATAGAGCATAAATTCAGCGACTTGCAGATAGACATCAATGCGATTTTCGCAGGTGCGCAGGCTCCATTCAGGGTGTTTTGCCTGCAGCTGGCGAGCCATCTCTTTTTTACTCAGCCGGTGACGATAGCGATCGTTAATCACTTTAAACAGGCCGTCGTGGCCGCCACGCACCAGCACCTCGGCGATAACGTTATCTATTATTAACCCTTCGCTATCCGTACAGAACGCCAGGCTGGATTTATGCTTGCCGCTCAGCAGATCGAGAAAATAGGTTTTTAGCTCCTGCTCATCCATGCCGGAGGCTTTTAAATGTGATAATACCTGCTGAATAGCTGTTTTAGATATTTTTGTCGAGGCCAGCAGAGCATTAAACATATTGCCGGTCCGACCGTGGCCAATAACAGACCAACGCCCCCACATACGCAGCTTGCCCTGGATCCAGACCGATTCCAGAGTTAACAGGCGCGCTGACTCAGCGGTTTTTCCGGTGGTATTTGGATAGATCATCGTAATATCTCCTCTTGCAGATGTGCGGTATACAAAACACGCCCGGAGCGGTACGGCGCGGGCGTGTCAGAATTAACCAAGGGGATAAGATGTCGCGGGATAAATATGCCCTGCGGGCAAAGTGATAATAAAAAGCGCAACATACATTATCCTTATTAGCGCCGCAGTTGCTCAGAAATAGCGCGTCGGGGTGTTCACGCCCGCCGCGGTTTACATCTCAGGATCGTCTTCCAGTTCCACGGTATAGCCAGCCATTTTTACCAGCTCGATCAGCGCCTTAAGTGAGGCGACGTGCTCGTCGTCGTAGATGACTCTGGCTGACGTGATCTTACCGTTTTTGCAGGTGAACAGTACGCGGCCGTCCTCAGGAAGATATCTTCCGGCCTCCGTCTTATCGAGCATGTTCACCTCCAGGTAATAATACTGTACAAATCTACAGTAGTTATACCCTCACCTCCCAATAAGTGCAAACTTTTAGATAAAAGAAATAAAAAAACGTCCTCTATTTTTCTTTTGTATCCATGGAGTTAACAAAAAATAAGCAGTGCTGGTTATTTTATTGGCAGGCGGGCGATGAGCGATGGTGGAAGAGGCGTGCTGTTACCGGGCAGAGGGAGATCCCCTGCCCGGTGAAGATTTAGGCTCTGGCGTTTTTATCTGAGAGAGCGTAAAAACGCGGATCGACGTTAATAAGCGTGAAGTGTGTCACGGGCATATCGTCGTGGCGGTGAATTTCCACCAGGTTGGACTGCAGCAGCGCAAACACCCGCTTCTGTAGCTGGGGCAGCGTGATGGTTATTTCACCGTGCTCCCTGACAATGGCGGCGAGTATCGCCTGATACGACAGCGTTCGGCCCTGCATAATGGCCACCAGCGCCTGCGCCGACAGCGTATGTTTTGCCGTCTCAGCTTCTGGCTCTACCGCCCTCCTGGCAGGCGCAGGACATTTTTTAGGCGTAGCTGAAATGCGCGGCTGCACCACCTGTACCCGGTGCGGAGCGGGTACAAACACGGAGCGACTGCAGGCCCGGGCCCCGGCGTTCATCCGCCAGAGGATGGTTTCAGTCCAGTCGCAGCCGTCATCAGCATACGCTGAATTAGGGGTTAAGATTGTTTCGGTCATGGGTCTTTCCTCGGTCTGTTTAGCGCTGGTCAGGCGCATTTAAAATTTCTCACTGCTGTAAAGCTCGGAATACTTCCGCGGTGGCCTGCGCGGCCGTTCTGCGTCCAACCGCAGGCGCGTTTTCTCCTTGGCAATATGCCGATCGATAGGCACGAAGTGCCCATGGGTAAACTGTTGATAGATAATGGTTCCGGCAGCGGCAAAGCGGCATTTGCCAAGGATAATCTCGGCCACGCCTGCGGCTGGTGTTTCTGGGTTGTAGACTTCATCCCGATAGAGAAAAAGAATGCTGTCCGCGTCCTGCTCGATTGCGCCAGAATCCCGCAGATCGGACATCACGGGCCGCCGCTGTGCCGCCGGGCGGGAGTCCACCGCGCGCGATAGCTGGCTTAACGCGAACGTGGGCGTATGCAGGCGCATCGCCATGGTTTTCAGGTTGCGGGAGATATGGGCCACGGCAAGATCGTTGCGTTCCGCCTGTGGTTTTTTTATAAGTCCAAGGTAATCCACCACAATGGTGGCCAGCTGCGGATAGCGCCGCTTATGGGTTTCCGCAATGGCTCTGATCTGCTCAATGGTCAGATCCGTCGCGTCTACTATCCAGATATCCCGGCTCGCCAGCCTGCTGATTGCTGCCGTCAAACCAGCCCACTCGTCGTCATGCATCTCTTTTGGATTGCGTAAACGAGAGACCGGCATCGCCTGCGACCCCGCCAGAGCACGCTCGGCGATCTGCAGTGCGGCCATCTCCATGCTGAAGATCAACGCCCCGCCGCCGGCTGCGGTGACGCCCTCGACGATTTTAAGCGCCAGCTCGGTTTTCCCCATGCCGGGACGCCCGGCCACGACGATCAGGTCCTGCGGGTTAATCCCTCCCATGGCATCGTCCAGTGCGCTAATACCGGTCAGCAAATTAGACGATGAAGCGCTGCCATCCAGACGTTTGAGCAGCGTATCCTGGTAACGTGGCAGGAGATCGGCGATATGCAGAGGCAGGACGTTCCCGGTATCAGCGGTCATATCCAGCAGCTGGGCGACGGCTTTATCGATGAACAGATCCCGTTGCGCCTGGTTGACGGCAGTGCGGATAGCCTCGGCACTCTCCTGTAGCAGACGGGCTACCTTGCGGCTGCGCCACGCTTTGACCATTTTCCCCGCATACCCCTTCAGGTTCGGAACCGTGGCGGGAAGCCGGGCTATCTCTGATAAATCGGCCAGGCTGGAGCCGCCCAGCGCTTCGCTGATAAACAGTATGTCGATCAGTCCGCTGCCCAGCGCCTGCTTTTTGATTTCACGAAAGGTACGGCGATAAAAGAGCGTGCAGAAGGCCTCCTCCGGGGTGCCCGCCAGCACGTCAAACGCATCTGGCGTCGCACCGCCGTTAAGCAGCCCCGCCAGCACGCAGGCTTCCAGCTCTTGCGGCGTCATAACGCCCCCTCACGCGTTTTGCGCAGCGTTTCAGGCTTCATCAGGTAGTCAAAGCTGGCGTGCCAGCCGGTGCCGTTTTCGCCACCAAAGTAGAAATCCGGGGCGGTATTGCGGAATTTTTCAAAATAGCCCAGAAATGCGCCGGTACTTTTACTCATCATGTGGGTAGCCAGGCGGTTAATCATGCTGCGGCGATCGGCATCGAGCGTAGCGACAGGCAGCAGATCGGCAAAAATGTCGTTATAGCCCTCAATCACCGCCTTAGGATCAATGATCGGATCAAAAGAGTGACTGGTTCTGGTGCCGTCACCTGATACAGGGGGTGTGCTTTCTGCTGGCATAGTGCTCGTTTGTGCCGATACAGGGGGTGTGCTTTTTGACGACACAGGGGCATCAAGGTTTAGGGTATAGACATTCGATGCGTTCCCTTTGCCATTGTTGGTCCCGATGCGGTTAACCTTCGCCAGCAGCCCCAGCGCGATTAACGCGCCGACGTGCTCGCGAACCGCGCTTCTGCTGCATTCACAGTGATCGGCTATGTGGCGGTAAGATGGCCAGCATTCACCGCTATCGTTAGCGTTATCGGCTAATTTAATCAGGACCAGCTTACGCAGCGGGTTGCCTGTTTTGATCGCCATTGCTCTGGCCATAAGCGTCATGCTCATAATCACAGCCTCTGAGCAGTAGCCATTAACGGGTATTCAGCGTGCATTACGATATCTCCTCTGTACCAATGAAGTGCCAGTTGGGCAAAAACAGGTCATGAGGAGCTATTCTTTGCACTACCCCTCGCCAATAATATTAGTTATGCTAATATTATTGGTCAATAACGTTGACCTTAGAACTTCATTAATTTTGCGAATAATATGCACTCATGAGAAAGAAAACCCTTGATGCAGCTGAGGCTGACGCAGCCAAACGTCTTCGTGACATTTGGAACGAGAAGAAAGTGACTTTGCGCCTGACGCAAGAGAGGGCCGCAGAGGCGCTTGGCTTTAGCACGCAGGCGTCAATAAGCCACTACCTCAACGGAACGACGCCGCTTAACACCGATGCGACGCTGAAGTTTGCTGCGCTACTGGGGGTCAAGCCGGAAGAGATCCGTCCGGATCTGGCAGAAGCCATGAACTACGTGAGAAAGTCAGGGGAGTATGTTGAGGACCGCACCGGGCCAGGCTGGACGCTGCTGGGCGCTGAGCACACGGAGCTGGTTAACCTGTACGACAGGCTGCCGCAAAGTGAAAAAGAGCGGCATTTGGCTGATTTAAAAGAAAAAGTAGCTGGCTTCGACAGGCTGTTTAAAGAGCTGCTGGCGACCCGGAAACAGTAA